GTCCAGCGCGCTCCGCAACCCCTCGATCTCGGCGGCTTGGGCGGCGATGGTGGCAGCCATCTGTGCCACGATCTGCCGCGCCGTTGGTTTGGCTCGTTTGCTCATCCCTACTCCCTCCCCTCAAGCTCGCGGCGGGCGGCGTCCAGGCCACAGGTGCATCGATGATCCGACCGGCCTCGGCCTCGCTGGCATCTGTCTGAATGCTCATAGAACTCGGCGATCTTCTCGAAGGCGGCAAGGCATCGCCCCCTCTCCTCCCGCCTCGCCCTCTCCTCGGCGGCGGCGATGGCGGATTGGATGATGGCGGCGGCCAGCCCTTCCAGTTCATCGTGCGCCTCATGGTTCTCTGAGTGCGCCTCGACGATCTCCTTCGCCGCTCTAACGGCCTCTCTGCTCGGCTCGGTCATTTCAGGCTCCTTTTTCGGGCTAGCTAAGCGCATTGCGAATCTCCGGCGTCTCGCGCATGGCGTCGGCCTCGGCTTGCGCCGCCCGGATCGCATTGCCCTTATGATGAAACGACTCGCCGGAAGCGGAAACGACGCGCCGACGGCCTCTCCGCGCCAGCTTGCGCCAGCGCCAGGATTTGCCGGTATCCGGGTAAACCTCGATGACGTATTTGGTCTTCTTGAGCATTCTTCTCCCCTTTCGATACAACGATTATAGACCGATTATCCTAAAAGTCAAGGATTAGGATGAATTAAGATGAATATCTTCGCGCCCGCGATAGCGTCGCCCAAATCTCGACAAGCATCATGAACTTCTCAAGGTCGCTTGCCGTCTCGTGGATGATCCCAGCCTTGCGGCAATCGTCCTGGAAGTCCTTCTGTGCTTGGGTCAGCCGCCCGCCGGGAGCTTTCAGTTCCACGAAGGCAATCCCCAGGCCGGGGATGATGACGCAAAGGTCGGCCACGCCCGCCTCAACGCCCATCGCCTTGAGAATCGCCGCCGTCCTGGCGTCTCGCTTCTCCCCGTTCGGGATATGAAAACAACGCCATGGCCGCTTGTATTGAAGCCGGAACCACTGGACGCAAGCGCGCTGGAGGTCGGCCTCGGGGTGTTTACGTTTGGCTCTCATGACCACAACCTCATCTTTTCCCAATTCAGTTCGATCCTTCGCTTGAGGACGCCGCTATACGGCTCCCAATGGTGGCGGACCCGGTGCCGCTTCCCGCGCCTCTCGGCAAGCTCGCGCTGGCACTCGGCGAGAAGCTGCGCGGTCGTGTTCTTGCGCTCCATCTCGCAAGCGTCTTGGCGGACCCTTCGTTCGTAGTTGCCTCGCTTCTGGCGTTTGATGGATTGCCGATGGGCCTCGGCGCATTTGGGCTGGCCGCAAGTTTTGGCGTTGGCGCGCTCGCTGATGTCGCGTCTTTCGCAGTAGGGGCAAATCATGAAACAATCTCCTTCACCATCGAAATCCGCTCGCCGATCCAGCGCATGACCGGCACCGCCATCGAGTTCCCGATGGCCTTGTAGCGTGGTCCGTCCGGGCAAAGTTCCGCCGCCTTGCCGCGCCAGGGGATCGCCGTCCAGCCGTCGGGGAAGCCCTGCAATCTCTCGCACTCCACCGGCGTAAGCCTGCGAACCATGAACCCCTGCCGAACCTTCGGCCCTGCATGATTGGCTGACCCTGATGCGGCCCCGAAGGTCGGCACTGCGCCATCGCTCTCGGTTCCGTTGTATAGATCGCATGCCATCGGCTGCACCACTCTCCCCGAATCGAAAGATTGATTCGACTGGAACGCCACTGGCACGAGCGGCGTTCCCCGATCGCTCCCGTCTTCGCTCACGTCAAAGCCTTCGCCGCGAAGCGCGTGGGCTAGCTCGTAGCCGCTGCGGTCAACGCTTTCGCGAGCTGCGCCGGCAACTCCTTCCCCCTTCGCTCGGCTCGGCGCAAGATCCCCCGACAGGCTTGAGGACTCAAATAGAACCGCCGCTGCACGGCGCCAGTCTCCAAGACATCCGACAACGAAGACGCGACGGCGTCGCTGGGGAACTCCGAAGAATTGAGCGTCCAGAACTCGGTAGGCGAACCCATACCCGAGTTTCCCCAAGAGCCCGAGGAAGGCTCCAAACGTCCTTCCTCCATCAATTGACAAGACCCCCGGGACGTTCTCCCAAAGTAAATATCTAGGCCGCAGTCGCGAAGCCAGCGCCAGGAATTCGAGCGTGAGGTTGCCGCGCGGATCATCCAATCCCGCGCGCTTTCCGGCGACGGAGAAGGACTGGCAGGGGGTGCCGCCGACAAGAAGGTCAATTGCTCCTCCGGGGGCTTCTTGGATCTTGGTGAAGTCGCCGAGGTTCGGGACATCGGGGAACCTTTCTTTCAAAACAGCCGACGGGAACGGCTCGATCTCGGCGAAGAAGGCCGGCTCCCAGCCGAGCCCGTGCCATGCCACGCTCGCCGCCTCGATGCCGCTGCAAATGCTTCCGTAGCGGAAAGTCTTCACGCCTCCCCCCTTTCCGCCGCTCGCGGCACTTTGCTCTTCTTCACCAGCATCGCCTTCGTCCCGTTCTCGGATAGCGCCCGCCTGTTGCCGTCTCTGGTAAACTCCCGGTCTGCCCGGATCGCCTCGGCGTCCTGTGGCTTCGGCGTCTTGAGGAAGAAGCGGGAGCGGGAGAGGGCGGGAACTCTGCGCCCGCCTCGGGCCTTCGCGCCGATCTTCACGCTCCACGGCTCAAGGATTGGGTCGTCGTCGAGTCTCATCCCTTCCCCTCCACTTTCTGCGCCAGGGCCGCGCCCATGGCGGCGATCAGGTCAACTAGGCGAATCTCTCGCGCCAGGGCTTCTCGGAAGTAGCCAAGCTGAGCCTCGGCCATATTCGCCCGTCGTTCGGCGTAGTCGCGCTCGCCCGTGACCCTATCCAGCCGGGCTTCCCACTCTGCGATCTCGGCTTGGGTTGCTCTCACGCGATGCCCTCCGTTCTCTTGGGCTGATTGGCGCACAACCGGGCTGGTTCGCGGCCAGCTTCCAGTAAGTCTTCATTGAGCGCAATGCACAGTTCATCGGCGAGCCCGTGGACTTTATATCCCTTGCCGCCTTCGGCTTGAATCTGACGGATTAAGGCGCGGGCCTTGTCGATGGTTTCGCCATCCACCAGAGCCTTGTTTTTTCGCCATGCCTCACGCGCATCGGCAATGGCGACTACAATTTGAGCCTCGGCCATATCGACGGCATTGCTGGCCGTCTCGACATCCTCAAACGGCGAATTCTGAAAATGGCTAGCCATCGCCTTTTTAATCGAATAAATGATGCGGAGAGCCGCATCGCGTGGCGTTAACGGTTGGCTGCTCATTTACGCTCCTCTTTGTGGCACAACCCACGGCTGAATTCGGGTTTAACCCCATCCTGAACGGCGAAATTCCCGTATTTCTGAAAGCAGTTATGGCAACGGAAGACTTCGCCAACAGGTCCGTAATTTGGGGCTCCTTCGTAGATCATCTGCCATGCTTTGGGTCGGCAGAATCGACCGCATATATGGCATCGAATCACGCCGCCCCTCCCCGCGCCGCGACGTTGGCGGCGGCTTTCCCCTTGTCCAGCCAGCCCGGCGCGATCCGCTCGATATGCCGTTCCAGCTTGCGGAGATACTCCGGGTCGGTCGCGTAAACCCGCGCCAGTTCGGCAATAGCCCGCCGCCGGTCGCCGTGGTCGAAAAGTTCGCGACGAAAGGCGGTGTAGTTCCCGCTTTTCATGAGCGTGGCGACGTGGTGCGAGAGGCAGTCCGAGAGGCTGGCGTAGCGGACGAAATCGGCCCGCTCAATCTGGTTTTTGCCCTTCACGAATTCGTTGGTCGTGGTCGAGTAGGATGGCCTCCACATCGTAGGTGTCCACTTCATGCCCACGAAGTTCTTGGCCTTCACGGCGAGATTGGACGTTCCCCCCGCGCTTTCGTGAATCGCCTGCCCGGCGGAAATCGGCCAGTTGTCGGGCTCAAGCCACTGGCTCCAGGCGGGCTTTGCGGCGTCGATGATCTCTTCAGTTCGGTCTTCCATGGGTTCTCCTTCCCTATTTCAGAATCGCATCCCCGATCAGGATCAGCCCCGCCGCAGCCAGTCCCAGCGCGGCCATGATGCAGAAGAACCGGGCGAGGCCGAAGCGAGGCGGGGCTTGCCAGCTTTCGTGGTGGAATCCCGTTCCGGCGGTGTAGTCGTTGCGATCGTGCATGGTGTCTCCTCCTTAAATTTGGAGCGCGCCGGGTTTCCCCTAAAGCTAGCCGGGTTGGCCCGGTCGCGCTATGTGGGGGCTTTCGCCGCCCGCCGTCTCGCCAGGGGTGAAACCGCAACAACCCGGAGGCTCTTGCGGAGTTTGGCGCGATAGACCCCTTTGCGAGACGGCGCGCGACGAATCGCGCTGAAAGCTCCCCCGCCCTTCGAGCCCGTAATTCCCTCCGGGCGGGGGCTGTCTGACTGATTCCCAACTCCGAAGAAGGTCTTCCTTTCTTTGCCCCGTAGGGCCCAGCGAGATGGCCGACCTAATGGCCGGGACTTTCGGGGCTCATCTCCCCATCACGTCGCCCCGAGAACTAGACCGGCAAGGGGAGCGTGTGTGCCTAGCCGGGACGACGGGGAGGGAGACGGGCGGTTAGAAGGGGAGGTCGTCGGGCTTGGATTCCGGTTCCGGCGTGGGCGTCGAATCGTCGCCGGGCGCCTCGGCCTGCCGAATGACGATTTCGTGGATCGTGTAGTTGTTCCACTTGCCGCTCGGCTTGCTGGAAATCTGGAAGTCGCACAGGGCCTTCGATTCCATCGCCTTGTTGGCAACCCGCGCCCCGGTCAAGCTCCACAGGGCGCACAACTCGCCGTCGCCGAAGTTGGCTAGTTCCACCTTGAAAAAGTCGGCCTTCCCGTCGCGCTTTTTCCGCTCCATCTTCACGATGCGGTCAGTGATCGGCATGGCGTCTTTCGGAATCTTGTCGTCAATCCAAACGTCGGGCACGGGTTGGGCCGGAGCCGCTTCGCCAGCTGGCTTCGGTTGCGCCGGGGGCCGTTCCGCCAGCGGGGCCGGGCGCGAGGGGGCGGGAGCGGATTCGCGGACTTCCACGTCGAGCGGGGCCGCGTTATCCGCCTGGGCCATCTCCTCGTGAGCGTAAAGCCCTGCCAGTTCCGCCGGGAACGCCTTGCGAAGCCCAAGGGCCTCGGCGCACTTGGCGATCTGGCCGTCGCCCATCTTGAGCCACATCGAATTGAGCGACCCGTCTTTCTTGGTCTGGGCGTAGGCGCCGAACCGGGCGATCCCCGTGAACGGATGCGCGCAGCCCTTGCGATAGACCTTGACCATCGCCGCCGCCGGGGGCTTGGGCGAAAGCCAAACGTCCTTCCATTGGCCGTCCTCGCCGCACCAGAACGGGCCTTCCTGTCCGTCCAGCTGGCCCGACCGCTGCGCGATGAGCCTGAACCCGTCGATCCCGACTTGATGCGCGCCGACTTCACGCTGCAAGGTGGCGTCCCATCGCTTCACGAAATGAATCTGCTTGAGGAACGGATCAAGCTGGGTCCGCTCGCAGACGTGCTGGAAGAGCGAAAGCTCGGAATCGCTCGCCCCCTTGGCGACGGTATCCTTGAGCAACTGGACGCGCTCGGCGTCCCATACAACCGCCGGGGCTGGCGCGGTCACAACCGGCACAATCTCCCTGGCTTCAACCTCTTCGATGGCTTCCATGTTCATCCTCCCAATCCGCAGTATTTGGCGCGCTCGTATGGCGCGTCCTCGATTGCCTTTGTCCAGTAGTCGTCATCCCAAGCGATCCCGGCGGGGCGGCTCTTGAACTTCACCGGGGGGCCAGGATCGAACCGCTTGAGAAGAGCCGGATCAACCCAACGGTCATACAGCTTCGGGATGAGTACGAAACAATGCGCCGGATCGTAGATCGAACACCCCGGAGTCTCCTTGATTTCATCAATCGTGCCGCCGCAGTGAAAACACTTGGACACCCTCGGCCAATCTTGGCCCGAACGGTCGCCCCCGGCGGCCCTGACTTGCGCGTAGTTCATCGGACGCCCCCCTCGATCCTGTCGGACGACTCAAGAACCTCAGAAACCTTGTCGTCGCCGCCAAGCCTGATTTCCGCCCAATCAAGCCACCGCTCGGCCCGGATCATCCCGTTCATATACGATTTCAATGCGTCCCTCGCCTCGTCGCATTTGTCGCTTTCCGACCAACCTTCCTTGGAGCCATCCGGCGCGACGAAGAACGACTTCTGGCCGTTAATCACGCCGTCAACGATTCCCGAGACGGGGAGGCCAAGCGATTCCGCAATGGCGTGGGCCTCCTCTACCGACTCATTCCGCCAAGACGTTACGACGATGGTGTGGTGAAGAATGTATCCCATTAGCGCACGTTCCCCTCTTCGATGCTCTCGGCGTCTTCCCTCGGATCGAGCATCTGAGGCTCTTGCGCGCCAGCGGCTTCGAGAATGGCAATCCGGGCCATCCGCTGGGCGAGGTCCGCCGCGATGGCGTCGGCCTGCCCCGCAAGGAAACCAAGCTGCCAGATGATCTGGTCGCGCTGGTCCTTGAAGTGCGCCGGGGCTTCCGGCGTTCCGTTGGGGATTAGCATTTCTTCGCTCCCTTCTTCGCCTTGATCCTGGCGAGCACGTCGATTGCCTTGCCGTAGCTGGGCGATGACCCCTTGAGCCAGCGGCAAAGGGTCGGGCCGGAAATCCCAAGGGCTTTAGCCATTGAAGATTGCGTCTCGAACTTCCCTCTCGCCTTCCTGATAGTGTTTGTGAATTCGATTCCCATTTGGCCCCTCTCGCCGTGTTGTGAAAGCTATTCTACAGACATTTTTCGTAAATGCAACCCTTATTTTTCATTCGTGAAAAGAATTCTGCGTGACCATAAACAGAAACGCCGCCCAACCTTGCGGGGAGCGGCGCATCTGCATACCGGAGCCGAAAAAGCTCAGGGCTGACCATCGCCACAATCCCACAAGTGAAATCCCGCTGTCAACCCGGAAGACAAAGGACCGCCCTTTGGCCCTCTTAGATTGCCAAGCCCGTGCCAAGCAGAAACAGAAACCGCACGAGCGAAGTTTCTGGTGTTCGTCCTAGACCGACCCGTTTTTGGGCCTCATGCCCTGCGAGCCTTTTGGGGCGGTTCGGTCGTCGGCTTGCGTATCTAGCGGTCTTTTTGTGAATACCGGTGGGTGGTCAGCCCCTGGCTCCGGGTTGTTCGCAAAATTCCCGTGATTCGGCGGTTTCGCTTGCGATATTTGAGATTCGCGCCGCTCGCAAGCCCCGCCGACCGTTCACTGAGGCAGAACAGAAAACAGCCTCGGCGCAACTCG